AAACTTATAACAACATGACAAGGGAGAAATAAATGGCATTTCTAGTATCGCCTGGTGTACAGGTAAAAGAAATTGATCTGACTAATGTCGTTCCGTCTACATCGTCAACAATAGGAGCTATGGCTGGAGCATTCAGCTGGGGTCCTTGCGAAGAGGTTACTACTGTAACGTCGGAAACGGAGTTAGTTAATAAGTTTGGGAAGCCTGATGCAAACACATTTGAAAGTGTTATGACGGCAGCCCAATTTTTAAGTTACGGCAACGACTTGAAAGTTGTCAGAGCTGTAGGTTCCTCTGCCAGAAATGCAACATTATCTGGAACTGGTATCTTAGCTAAAAATGATGACCATTTTAGTACATTATCGCCTGCGGCAGCTGACTGGGTTATGGCCCGTCATCCTGGTGTAACTGGTAATGCATTAACAGTGGAAGTTGCAACCAACGCCACATCTTGGGCTGGTTCAGCACTTTGGAAAACATGGACTGAAAGTGCTCCTGGCACTTCAACCGGAGCCGCAGCAGTAGGTGGTTCAAATGATGAAATACATATAGTAGTCAGAGACTTTACAGGTGCTATAACAGGCACAGCTGGCGAAGTACTTGAAGTATTTAGTTACTTAAGTCAAGCAAGTGATGTAAAATCTAGTGATGGTACGTCTTTATACTATAAAGACCATATCAATACAAACTCTGAATGGATTCGTATAGGTAACCACGCAGCAGCATTAACAGATGCTGGTGAAGCGGCCGCAAGTAATGCATTTACACAAGTAAATGTATTTTTTGCTAACATAGCTGGTGGTGTAGATGATAACGTATTGACAGTAGGTGAAACTACTTTGATGTACAATAAATTCGCCGATGCGGAAACAATTGATGTAAACTTAGTGTTCCAAGCAAACTCAGGATTGAGTGCAGCTGATAACATTACACTAAGTAATCATATAACTGCACTATGTGCAGCAAGAAAGGATGCAGTAGGCTTTGTCTCACCAGAGAGAGCAGCTACAGCAAATGCAGCAGCACCATACACAACAGTAACAGCATGGAGAACAGGTTGTACTTCAACGTCTTATGGCTTTGGAGATTCAAGTTCTTTATATGTGTATGACAAATACAATGATGTATATCGTTATATTTGCGCGGCGGGATCAACAGCTGGACTAACGGCTAACGCCGATATGGTTGCAGATGCATGGTTCTCACCAGCTGGATTTACTCGTGGTAATGTTCGTAACGTTACTAAACTAGCATATAATCCTAACCAAGCGGATAGAGATACTCTATACAAGCAGGGTGTAAACCCAATTGTTACATTCCCTGGTTCGGGTACAGTGTTATTTGGTGATAAAACTTTACAAAATAAACCATCATCGTTCGATAGAATAAATGTTCGAAGATTGTTTATTGTATTGGAGAAAGCAGTTAGTACAGCATCTAAAGCATCATTATTCGAATTTAATGATGAATTTACGAGGGCTCAATTTAGAAATATGGTTGAACCTTTCTTGAGAGATGTGAAAGGAAGACGTGGTATTACAGACTTTAAAGTTGTTTGTGATGGAACCAATAATACTGGTGCCATTATAGATGCTAATAAGTTTGTTGCTGATATCTATGTTAAACCTGCAAGATCTATTAACTACATTACACTTAACTTCATTGCAACTCGTACTGGTGTTGAGTTTAGTGAAATCGCGGGAGGTAATTAAAGATGGCTATTTTAGGCGTAGATGATATGAAAGCCAAGTTAGTTGGCGGCGGTGCTAGACCTAATCTATTCAAAGTAACAATGGCTTTTCCAAGTTATGTTACGGCGGATGTGTCATTAGCATCATACATGTGTAAAGCATCTTCTTTACCAGCAAGTACAATTGCACCTATCGAAGTTCCATTTCGTGGGCGTCAATTGAAAATTGCAGGTGATAGAACGTTTGACCCTTGGGGTGTTACCGTTATTAACGATACTGACTTTAACGTACGTAATTCTTTTGAACAATGGATGAACGGCATTAATCAGCACCAAGAGAACACAGGGTTAACACAACCTAGTTCTTATATGGCTGATATGGTTGTTGAGCAATTGGACAAAGATGGTACTGTAAAGAAAACTTATAATATGAGAGGAACCTGGCCTACTAGCTTAGGAGCAATTGAAGTAAGCTATGATACAGGTGATGTCATTGAAGAGTTTGAAGTTGAACTTCAAGTTCAGTATTGGGAATCTAATAAGACAACGTAAATCATCGATATAACATTAAGGAGTGCCCTCGGGCACTTCTTTCTAAGTGTATAAATAAATATATTTAGAAAGAAGTGTAAAGGATTATTTAAATGGCAGAACAAAACAGATCACTATTCGGTTGGCAGATACAAAGAAAGCAACCGGAAAACACCAAACCAGTATCGTTTACTCCAGATAACGAGGATGGTGCGTTTGAAATATCACCAACAGGTGGTTACTTTGGCCAGTATATGGATCTGCAAGGTGACAAGTTTCAAAACGATAAAGAATTAATAATGAAATACCGTACGATATCTCAGTATCCTGAGGTTGATTTAGCTGTTGAAGATATATGTAATGAAGCTATTACAGTTGAGTCAGGTAAAATTCTCAAATTAGACCTTGATAAACTCAGCCAATCAAATAAAATTAAAGATTTAATTCATATGGAATTTGAAAAAATTCTTGCTTTAACTAACTTCCGTAATAATGCATATGATATATTTAAGCGGTGGTATGTTGATGGTAGGTTATTCTTTCATGTTATTATTGATAATAATAATATTGGTGATGGTATAAAAGAATTAAGACCAATTGACCCAACTAAGATTCGTAAGATTAAAGAGACTGAAAAGGTTAAAGACCCTAAGACTGGTGCTGAATTAATTAAAGATGGTGCAGAATATTACTTATATCAAGATGATAGTATGTATAATAGTTCTGAAGGATTAAAAATAAATACAGATGCTATTATTCAAGTTAACTCTGGTTTATTAAATGAAAATAGAGATAAGGTTATAGGTTATTTACAAAAAGCTCTTAAGCCATTAAACCAATTAAGTATGATGGAAGACTCCCTTGTTATCTATCGTATATCAAGAGCACCAGAAAGACGAATATTTTATATTGATGTAGGTAATCTCCCTAAAGGTAAAGCTGAGGAATACCTTAACAATACAATGAATAGGTATCGTAATAAGATTGTATATGACCCTACGACAGGAGCTATTAGAGATGAAAAGGTTCATAGAAATGTTATGGAAGATTTTTGGTTACCACGTAGAGAAGGTGGTCGTGGAACTGAAATTGATACTCTACCAGGTGGTGCAAATCTTGGAGAGATTGAAGATATACAGTATTTCCAACAGAAGTTATATAAAGCTTTAAACATACCAATGTCAAGATTAACAGAAGCAGATGCGTTTTCAATTGGACGTTCATCAGAAATTACTCGCGACGAACTTAAATTTCAAAAATTTATAAACAGAATTCGTATTAAATTTAATAATTTGTTTTATGAAGCATTAAAGAGACAACTTGTTCTTAAAAATATCATAAAACTTGATGAATGGAATGGTATGAAAGATGGTATAACCATCGAATACAGTAGAGATAATTATTATGCTGAACTTAAGGATAGTGAAATCCTTAGAGAACGTATAGAAATGGTTCAAATGATGGACGAATATATTGGATTATTCTGGTCTAAAGACTGGATACGCCGTAATATTCTGAAGTTAAATGATGATGATATCAAACAAATTGCTAAGGATAATGAAAAAGATCCATTGAAACCAGATGATATTAATCCAGAAATAGCTAATTCTGCAATATAAACTTATTGTATACGAGGTGTATACATAAAGTTTACTGGAAATAAACAATTTTATAAATAAGATAAAGAGAGACTATGAGTACGAAAGATTTAATAGATAATATTAAAAAGGGTGACGCAATGAAAAGCAATAATACATTTAATAGTATTATGCATGACAAAATTATTGATGCGTTAGATAATCATAAACAAGAAGTTGCTTCTAAATTGTATGGAGCATCGAACGATACTCCAGTTGCAGAAGAGCCTGCGGTGGAGACACCACAAGGAGAAGAAGCAACAGATGAAAACGTTTAAAGAATCATTTAACGAAGTAATAGAAGCTAAGTTAAAACTCCCGAAAGGTGAAAAGGTAGCCAAGGAATTAACCAAACTTGGACGAAAGAAGAAAACATCAGCAGTCATTACAAATAAGTTTAACTTATATATTGATGATGTATTCGTTGATGGGTATTCTTCGATGAAGAAGGCTGAGGATGCCTTAAAAGATTTCTTAAATTTAATGGGAGCTTAAATGAAACTAATTGCAGAATATACTAATACCCAACTTGGATATTCAATCCAAGAAGGAAAGAATGGAAAGAAGAATACATTTTTAGAAGGTGTATTCATGCAAGCTGAGAATAAGAATAAAAATGGTAGAGTTTATACCAGGGAAGTTCTTACTTCAGCAGTAGATAGGTTCGTAAATGAACAAGTAATTACAGGCCGAGCGGTGGGAGAATTAAATCACCCCGAGGGTCCATCCATTAATTTGGATAAAGTTTCTCACAGAATTACCGAACTCAAATGGGACGGTAATAATGTGATGGGAAAAGCACTTATATTAGATACCCCTATGGGTAAGATCGTAAAGGGTCTTGTCGAAGGTGGTGTTCAACTAGGAGTGTCAAGTCGTGGTATGGGAAGTTTGGAAATGAAAGATGGTGCCAATTATGTTAGGGATGATTTCATGCTTAACACTATTGATATCGTACAAGACCCATCTGCACCTAATGCATTTGTAAATGGCATTATGGAAGGTGTTAGTTGGGAAGCAGACGGTAGTGGTCATTTTATCCAAACAATTGAAAAAGGTGAGACAGAAGTGAAAGAGTCTAAAGAGTGTTTCTCGGAAGAGCAACAATCAGCAGGCTTCGAGCATTTCCTCTCTAAACTATAATCTCTAAAGGAGAAAACAATGTCTGAAGTTAAAAAAGACGAAGTTGTTGAGGAAACTGTAGACGAGGTTATTGTTGAGGATACGCAAGTAGAAGCTGAGGAATTAGATATTCCAGAGGCACCTCTAACAGCAGCTCGTACAGTATCAGCAATTAAGGCTTCTCTGACAGAAATGTCAAAAGAAGACCTTGACGGAATCTTTGAAGCAGCGGAGAAAGCTAAAGCTAAGGCTAAGCTAGAAGACGATGATGAAGAAGAGGAAGATGAAGATGAAGACGAAGTTGATGAAACAGTAGATAACGCTGGAGATACCGGTGGTAAAACCGCTCAAGCAGACAACAAAGCTACACCTGGTAACACAAAGAAAAAGAAAAAAGGTGATGATGGCAATGAAGTCGAAGGTATTCCTGAAAAGAAGAAGGCTCAAAAAGAGTCTTTTGAAGATGACGTTGAAGCTTTGGTTAAAGACGAAGACACATTGTCTGAAGGCTTTAAAGAAAAAGCAGCTACTATTTTTGAAGCAGCACTTACATCTAAAGTTAACGCTGAGACAGCAAGATTAGAAGAGCAATATTCATCTGATTTAGCTGGTGAAGTTGAAGCTATTAAAGAAGATTTGGTTGACAAAGTTGACGGTTACTTAACATATGTAGTCGAAAACTGGATGAAAGACAACGAGGTTGCAATTGAGCATTCTCTTAAGTCTGAAATCACAGAGTCATTCATTAATTCATTAGGTACATTATTTAAAGAGCATTACATCAATGTTCCTGACGATGCGGGAGATATTTTAGATTCCCTATCTGAAGAAGCTAAAGATGCTAAATCTCAATTAAATGATGCTACTGAAAAGGCTATTGAATTATCTGAGAAAGTTAAAGCTTTCGAAAGAAAAGACATTATCCGTGAAGCATGTGAAGGCTTAACTGCAACTGAAACTGCAAAATTAACTGAGTTAACTGAAGCTATTGAAGCTGATGATAATGAAGCTTTTGCAACTAAAGTAGCTACAATTAAGGAATCTTACCTTAATAAAGATGCCCCGGTAGAATCTACTAATGAAGTAGATGCAATTACCGAGGATACACCCGAACCCCAAGAAGTAACTGCTCAAATGCAAGCCTACTTGGACGCGATGTCGCGAACTTAATTAACCCATTTATAGGAGAATATAAAAATGGAAATTAATCAAACACAATTACAGG